ACGGCGCGTCGCGGACAGGATCTTTTGAAACGCCCTCCGTTTCGCCTCCGGGAAAAAATCAATGATTTCATCCAGCAGGGCACTCGTCGCATGATCGACGGCATCTCCGGCCATCGCCGCTCCGAATTCCTCGTCGGAAATGTTTTTGGAGTCGGCTTCGGGCTTGCAGACGGCGTACAGTACGTCCACCAGCAGCACCGGATCGGTCGAAAGCCGTTCCAAGAGTTTCGCGGTGGGATTGTTTTTCGCGTCCAGTTCGACGATGGAATTCAAATCCACATCGCAAATCGCCCGGACACGTTTGATCGCCGCGACGTTCACCGCCAGAGTCCAAAGCCGTCCGGCGTTATCGGTAAAACTTTTCATGAAATCTTATTCCTTATATATAAGGGTTACGTCCACTGCGGCGCACGGGTGGACGCGGTAGGCTTCGCCGTCACGGAAACACTCATCGCTTCCTCCAGCGGCTGTTCCACCGAAAATCCGGTGATCGACCAGTCCGCGTCAAGACCGTGACCGTCGCCGTCCGTCACGAACAACGCCAGCGGAGTGTTGGAAAAATACGCTGTTTGAAACGCGGTGAAGTCCGCATCCTCGGTGTCGTAAAGCATCCCAAACTCCAAACTCGCTTCTTTCAGCGTCGCCACGGACGCTTTCCATCCCTGTGTCGCACGGGTGGTCACATCGGCGTCGCCGGATTCGAGGTTGAGTGTAAGGTCTTTCACGTTCGTAACCTCAGTCGCGCCGGTCGATCCGGCGGTTCCCCGAAGCAGTTTTGCATCGAGGCCAAGTACAATTGCCATAAGAAAAACTCCTTGATATTTATGGTTTTACACTGTCTTTCCACAGCTTCGGCAACTGCGGAAAAACTTTAATAAGCGTCGGTCCCATGAGTGCTCTTTTCGGGTATTTTCGTCTGCGGTACATGCCGCCGAATTCGTGTGCCGTCATGGATATTCCGATGAGGGATTTTGCCGGGCCGATGACCACCGCCATGCGGTGTTTTTCGACGCCGAAGAGAATCGAGCGTTTAAGCAATCCGCGCCGGGTGTGCGGCGGCGTTCCGGGTGACGAAGATTTGCTGGAACGCGAAACCGCGTTCCGTGCCGCTTTCCGGGTATAAGCTCCTGCCGAACGGAGCGATTTTACACCGCCTTCTTGAACCGCATTCTTTACCGCTTCGTCATCGAATTCGACCCGGATTTTTGCTCCGGTCACGCTTTCACCAGTTTGAACGTCAATTCAATGACGCTGGTGAACTGGCCGCGTTCCCGCAGATGCTCCGGGCTGTAAATGGGATTGTAGGCAACGCAGACGCAAGTCGCTCCGGCGAGTTTTTTGTTCAGAAAGCCCAGTCCCAATCCCTCGACGAATCGGAGCATATCGTCCAGTCCATCCTCGTCGCACCGTTTCAAAACTCCAATTTGAACTTTCGGCAATTCCTCATGCGCCGCACGGGAGAGCGTTTTGTATTCGGTGGAAAGCGGAACCACCACCACGCGCATATCGTCCAAATCCCGCAATTCAAATTCCGGGAAAAAGGATACTTCCGCATGGTATTCGGACAGTTCCGCCGCCACCGCGTTTGCAATATTCAGCACTTCCGACATTTTTTCACCTCCGCACAAATTCCATCACGATGTTCCCGATGGCGGCCAAGAGAGCAATCAGCGCCGCCCCCAATGCGGACATCATCGTTTTCTGCATGTCGGCGGCAGGTTTGCACGGCGGATAATGGTGCTGCTTGTCTTCAAAGTGCATTTTGACCATGCCCTTCAATTCAGCAAGCTCAAGTCTTGACTGATTCACAGCCTCCCAGAGGTCGCGGTGATTGGGAATTTCAATATCTGCCATTATTCGCCTCCGATTTCATTACCCCGAAAAGTTGCCAAACTTCGCTCACGGAGCTCGTGTCCTGCTTCGCAGGCTTCGGGTACTTTTTGGGGACCCCGGCTCTCCGATGTTCCGTGCGGCATTGCCGTACTCACATCTGCGAGTATGGAACCTGTTTCTTTTGTGTGAATACGCCGTGTCCAGTGATACGTTCCCGACCATCGCCACACCGGTTCGCCGTTGGGCGCAAGCACCTCATAACGGCATCCGTTATAGACGATGGCATCTCCTCGTTCGGGATCGTTTTCCAGCTCCGAAGCCGCAATCAGAAAATCACGGCTTTCGGTGCGGACGGTCACGCCGTACTGGTCTTCGGCACGGAACAGCGTTTTTCCCAACGTCACATTGACTTCAATGCGCTTTCCGTCCCGGCGGACATACTCCGCCGGAACGGAAAGCTCTTTCAGACGCTGATATTCCAGCCATTCCGCCGCCTGTTCAATCATCCCCAACGGTTATTCGCCGGTGACGGTCGCGGTGAACGGCGCGTTGAGAAGAAAACGCACACTTTCATCGGCGGACTCGGCGGCGAGAATCGCCTTGCCGAGATACAGGTTGTCAGTCGCGGTCGTGGTGACCTTGGAATTGGTGGCGTCCCAGTAGACGGCGGCGCCAACGGTGATTGCGCCGGTCGCTTTCGGCGCGTCAAAAACTCCGACCACGGCAAGCGAACCGAGCGTATTGGCGGCGATATCCAGCCGGGCGATCCCAATCAAAGTCCCTTGAACAATAACAGTTCCGGCGGCAACGGCTTCGGACGGACGGTAGTCGATGGCTTTGCCATCCTGTACAAATCGAGCGATCATAGAAAAACTCCTTGAATTTGAGGTTAAAATCAGTTGGCGGAACCGTTGGCTTTGACCATGCCGCGATGATCCTGCTCTCTCACACCGAGGTCGAAATACACCCGGAACCACATGCCCAGCGTATTGAAATCGGTCTCGCCGCGTTCAACTGTCGGAGTGCGTTTCCCGTTCAAATACCCCACCTCGAACGTGTCAACCTGTCCCGGCGCGCCGAAGAGATACCAGGCGGCGTTGGAGTTGCCCTCGTATGCGCTGTTGGCAAGATACGGGCTGGAAACCACCTGCAGATTTTCATCCGCGATGACATTCAGCGACGGACGGACAACATTGTCCGAACCTCCCGCCATGATGAGAGTCGCTCCCTGCGTCAGTTCGATGGCGAGGTGTTTCAACGCCGTCGGCACGAGCAGGAAACGAGGTTCGACGCTGATGGGCTGGCCGTCGGCGTCCACTTGGTCAAGGAACAACTGAATCGCCTTTTTGATGGAATCGGCACTCAATGCGGAAGTCGCACCAGTCAGCAGATTTTTGTGTCCGCTGTGGAACAGAGCCTTGCCGTCAATCTGCGTCGGATTCTTCAAAAGACGGCTGAAAAACAGCTGGTCAATCAGCCGCGCCGCGCGGTTGCCCATCGCGGTCGGAACTTTCATGAATGCGCCCAGATCGTCGTTGATGATCATCTTTCGGGTAAGGCAAAATTTCTTGCCATACGTTTCTAGTTGATTCTTAGCACTTTCCTCCACAAGACCGCCGTCCTTGATCTCGCCGTCGGCGGCAATCGGCATCAGATCGCCGACATCCGTCAAACGGAAGCGATCATTCTCCTTGAAGTCGTTGAGGTCTCCGGTGGAACACAGTTTCGTCGCGATGACCGGCTGGGCTTCATAGGACTGCAACAGCTTTTTATTGGCGACATTCGACAGGATGCCGGGAAGCGAAACGGAACTGAAAGCCGCGCGGATGGTCTCGTTGTCAAATCCGCGGCTGTAGGGGATGCCGTCCATTTTCATACACTCGATCAGCAACTGGCGAAGCGGCATATCCATATCCGCCATACCGGCTTCCACGGTCTGCGCTCCATAGGATTTCTCCAGCATGTTGGCACTCACGCCACAGCGGAGGCACATCGCCGCCTCAATGGTTTTCCGCATTTCGCCGCCTTCGGGACGCGCTTTCACGCTCACGTGGACACTGGCGGACGGACGTTCGGCGCGAATGGTTTCCAGCACCTTTTTCGTGGTGACTTCGGGAGTCCATCCGGCGCTCACCGCCTCTTTTTCGATTTCCGGGAATTCCCCGTTGCAAATCGACTGGATCGCGCCGACACGTTCGCGCTCGGCTTTCACCGCGTTCACGGCCGCGTCATTGGCGGTCGCCGCAACATCGACTTCAGCCTTTGCCTGCACGTCCGGCGTACCCTGCGGTTCATCATGCTTTTCCAGTTCGGCATCGGCGGCTCCGGCGGTCAGATTCTTGTTTTCCTCGGTCATAACTTCTCCTTGAATGGGTTTGAGATTTTTCAAATTAAACTGGGCGGTGACTTTCATTTTTGTTGAGGCGTCCGCTCCCACCGCCACAACGGAGACTTCCCTCAGCACGGACTTTTTGACGTGGTAAAACGGTCCGTCAATCTGCTGGCCGTTCACCTCCCGCGAACCTTTCACCAGTTCGCATTCGCGGACATCCGCTCCGATGGAGAGCTGCCAGTCCGCTCCGGCTTTGGACTGCGCCACAATATCCTGCGCGTCTTTGCTGTCGGAGACGATTTCTCCGACGATTTCCAGTGAAGCGTTTTTGACGCTTGCCGTCACCATGCCGACACGGGCGTCGGTCTTGTTTTCATGGTTTGTCAGAAGCGGCACATTTTCGGGAATACTCATCCCGGCGAGGTCGACCACCACAGGAAATTTCCATCCCGGCAGATTCATCTTTCCGCCGCCGTAAGCGAGTCCGGCAACTTTCGGTTTTGCACCGTTCGCCGCTTCTATGAGCGTAAAATCACTCATCTTTCTTTCCATCCTCTGGTTCTGAACCGTCATCCGGTTCGGGTTGCGTTTCCTGCACCATCTGGTCGTTCGCAATCGGAATTTCCAGTTCGCGCATCAATTTGATTTCCTTGGCTCTCTGCCGCAGAACCGACATATAGTCGCGTCCGTCCTTGGCACATTCCGCAGCCAGCGTTGTGGTGTTGTTTTCCAGCCGGATTTGCTGCGCCGTCGCTTCCTTCGTCGGATCAACGTGAACAAATCCATCCCAGAACCACGTGTGACGCGGTGTCCTCCGTTCTGCCGGATTGCCGTTCGTGAAGGAGTATTCCTGATACCACATATCGAAAATGTGGTTTAGAACTTCCGTCTCCCAAAACGAGCGATCCACCAGAATGCTCTTGTGATACAGCTGGTTGTCCAGCCGCCCGGACGCATAATTGTGTCCGCTGAAATCACCGGACACCGAGCCGTAGGTGGATACGGCGCACCGGGCGATTTCGGAAAGAATGATTTTCACAAACTCCCCGTGATTCGCGGTCGGTTGCTTGGCGTCCAGCTGTGCCATTTTCCATCCGGCGGGAACGGTCAGCATCATATTGCGTTCCAATTCCAGCGCATCCATGGGCGGCACATTTGCCGCTTCTCCGTCCGGCGGAGCATCCGTATACAAAATCGCGGCAAAATCGGCGGCGGCTTCTGCAGCGCTCAAGACCGCAAGGTTGTATCTGCGGAGCTGGGCAAACAACGGCAAAGCCGCTGAAAGTTCCGGCACGCCTCGATGCAGTTCCGGTCTGTCCGGCCGGAAAATGTGAAGCATATATTCCGCCGGAACGTGAAACACATCCTCGCCAGTGGCGTATTTTACATCGCCCGGATGGTATTTGAGAATCCGGTAGTCCATCGGATTGCCCCATACATCGTAGGTGATGCCGTCGACAGCGGTATCGTCCTCCAGCCACCGCAGTTCACCGGAAACGCGGTCGGCTTCAATGAGCATCACGTCCATTTTAACGGGATGGCGCACTTTCGGATTTGTTGCCATCACGGCGAATGCCTCGCCATCCTGACAGCGGCTGATCCGCATCATCCGCAGTTTCTGCGGCAGTTTCACCGCTTCGGCCCAGAGCGCAAATTCCGTTTCGACATCGTCGTTGAATTCTTCATTCTCGGCCAGAACCTGCAATCGCGGTCCCGTGCCGATGGTGTCGTTCGCCAGCATCTGTACCAATCCCTTGGCGTAACTGTTGTTGGCGATTTCATAACGGGAACGCTGGCGGAGGATTTTACGAACTTCCGGTCTCGCCTCCTGGTCGGCGGAGAGATAATCCGCCATCGCCCAATGCCGCACGTTGTCCTTGGTGGTCTGCGCCGCGTCGAACCGCGCCGTGACCGTCCGGTGGAAATGAGCGTCCGGCGGCGTCCGGGTTCGGAACATCGTTTTCAATCGTTCAAACATGTTACGCTCCCGAATGATGCATCGGCGTGATTTTGAGTCCCGTTCCGCGTCCCTGCATCACTTTCTTTTTGGCAAGATATTCGTCCGCTGCGATCTGGTCGGTCAGCGAATGCTGTTCGACCTTCTGCCCGTCCACTTCGGCGGACTTCGGTCCGGTTGCATTTTTGCGAATGCTCTCGTCAAGATTTTCAGTTGTTTCCGACATAGTTCTCCTTGACTTTCTTAGGTTAATGGTGTATCTTAGTATTGACAATGTGATAACAATAGGAGGTGAGTCATGATCAAAACATTGACCAAGCACGGCAACAGCGCGGCGCTCGTCATAGAGCGTCCCATTCTGGATTTGCTCGGTGCGACCATCGACACCGCTTTTGAAGTGGTGACCGACGGACAGGCACTTGTTCTCACTCCGGTGAAGGATGCCGTCCGGGCAAGCAAATTCCGCAAGTCCATGGACAAGGTCGGGAAACGCTATGCGAAATCCTTTGAGGAACTGGCAAAGTGAAATCCGAACCTGCATTCCTGACGTTCGCCGAAGTGATTGAAATCCACGATTATCAGATTGAAAACTTCGGCGGTGCGTCCGGATTGCGCGATATAGAACTTTTGAAATCGGCCATCGGAATGCCGTCCGCCACGTTCGGCGGAACGTTTCTGCATCCGACCATTTATGAAATGGCGTCGGCTTATCTTTTCCATCTGGTCGAAAACCATCCGTTCGTCGACGGGAACAAGCGTGTCGGCGCAATGGCGGCTTTGGTGTTTCTTGATTTGAACGGCATTGATTTTGACGCATCCGACGAGGAATTCACCGCCATGGTTCTCCGTGTCGCCAGCGGGAAAATGCTCAAAGCGGAAATCACTCTTTTTCTGAAAAACCACTGCTGCGAACGCTGATATCCTCCATGTGCTGAATTCGCTGCCCGATCCACGCCATCACATTCACACACATACTGTTGCCGCAGGCTTTGTAGCGCGGCGCGTCCGGGCATTCATCTTCCGGCTTGCCTTTCCATGGGATGCGCGTATGATTGTCGGGAAAACCCATCAGTCTTTCGCATTCGACCGGAAGCAATCGCCGGACGGTGGCATTCTGACAGACGCCCATAACACCGGTGCAGTTTTGAGTGTAGGCGACTTCCTCTTTCGCTCCGATTCCGTTTCCGCCATTTTCGACCTGCCGTCCAATCACGTTTTCCGCGATTGCGACTGCCGGAATGACCTGACTTCGGATGGTCGGGAACGCGCCAGTCCAATATCCCTGCTGTTCGCCTCCGGCGTCATTCTTGATGAAGCCAATCGGCTCTTCATCGCGCATGACCAAAGGGAGATTTCCTCCGCCAGTTCCAGCCCGGCTTGTAATCGTAGGTGAAACGCCCGGTGATTCCTTAATCCGGCTGTCGTTGCCGTGATTCTCAAAGCAGACCGCATTCTGATGTCCCGGACATGTTCCGTTAACGAGCGTATTGGAACACTCCTCCAGCGGAATCATGCTTTCGGCTTTGCGCTGCGGATAGAACGAGATGGCTTTGCCGCCCTTGTAATCGGTGGCGATCAGCGTCGGCGCGATTTCCTTTTCATGGATTTCCACTTGCCGGATGTCGAAACATTCCTGCTCTTTCGGGAGGCAGATAATCGTCTGATCGTTGCCGGTTGCGAGAGTGTGGCTCAGATTGTCTCCGATGAGTGCGCCTTTTCCGCCGCCGGGTTTTCCGCACCGCATCCGGATTGACTTTGCCGAATCAATGCCGCTTTCAGCACCGGAGGCAAGTCCTTGCCTCTTCGTTCTGCCCGGCGGAGTATCCCCACCGCGCATTTCGCCGTCAAATAATACTTTGGCGGGATAGAGCCAGCTATCAAGATGTCCGACAAGGATGAGACGTCGCCGTCGCTGCGGAACCGCCCTTGGAAATTCGGGAACTCTGGTATATTGAGCGTCAAGTATTCGCCACGCCACTCCGAAACATCCGGGTGCGTTGGTGACGATTCCGCATTTCCGCCAGCCGTCTTTGGGAGGTTTGACTTCCCATCCGCACAGGAGCGATAAGAATCCGGCAAAATCGCTGCCGCAGTCACCGCTGCTGAGGATGCCCGGCACGTTTTCAAAAACGACGATTCGAGCTTTTGTCCGATAAGCCAGTTTGACAAATTCAAGGGTGAGGTTTCCACGCGGATCGGCGAGTCCCTTCCGCAATCCGGCCAGACTGTAGGATTGACAGGGACAGCCGCCGACGAGCAAATCAATGTGTCCGTCATAGTCTGTTTCCTTTATTTTGGGAAAATCGCCGAGATTGGGTATCCGTCCGCCCGGAGGCAGTTCGGCAATCTGCTTTTTCCAGCTCTCACGGAGCTTCCGGTCTTTTTCATTCTGCGCCTCGGCAGGATCAAGCGAACGCAACGGACGTGTCGCTCCGAACCGTTCGCACAGCACCGCCGACGGGAACGGCTCGACTTCGGCATAGAATTTTGCCGTCCAGCCAAGCGGTTTCCATGCGAGGCTTGCCGCCTCCACGCCGCTGCATACACTTCCGTAATTCATATGCTCTCCGATTTTTCATGATGGTTGATTTTGTTCTGTCCTATTTCTTTGCCAAAATCGGAAAAAACCGTCGGTAAAAATGACCTTTTTCAATGTTTTTTTCGGCTTTTTTGCAGATCGGAGAGTTTGACGGACGATTCTTGCGTTTGCGGAATGGAATACAATTCCCGTTTCCCTTTCTGCATATCGGAAAGACGTCCCGTCATTGCCGTTCGTTTCTTCACCGCACCGAATTCCGGCATGGTGCATCCGAGCATGGACGCGCAGACGGCGCAACCTGCAATACAGTCCAGCCAGTGATTGTCATTCCGTTCAGGACGAATTTTCCATTCATCAACCGTCCGGCCGCGTCCGACAGTTTTTACGCGGTATTCCGCCGTCAAGTGTTCAGCTATCAACTGATGAAGCGCCGGATGCCGTCCATAGAACGAAAGGCTGCTTTTGTCTCCCATCGGCACGGTCAGTCTGGCATGGATGAACGATTTCCAAAAGTTGGAATCGAAAATCACGTGCCGGATGGCGCGTTTCCCCGCCACGTTCGGCATCATCCAGTTGAATCCGAGGCGGTCGCCGGGTTGTTTCCGGTATTCGGTCATCGGCTTGGATGACGCGCCGACATATCTGCCGTGCGCCGGATAGATGACGCCACCCCACTGGCTCTGCCGACAGAACTGGTAAACGATGTCCGTCGAGCTGCCCCAGTTCGCGTCAATCATCGCCCGTTCAATTTTCAGCATCGCGCCGTCCTCCCGTTCCCATTCGCGGGAGAGCATGTCATCCACCAGTTCGGTCAACGCGCCATAGAGCCCGCCTTCCAATCCGGCGGTTGGAAATTTCGACTGGATGGTCGGATTCGCGGATGCCAGCGTAAACATCCGGTTATGCTGTTCCGGCCATGCTCCGTAATCAATCACCGCACCGGTGAAATTTTCCGACCATGCCACCACCGAATAGAACAGCAGGGCTTTTTGAATATCGATGAACATTGTGATGCGGTCGCAAGCCAGCGGCACTTTTCCCGCCGTTAAGCCGTTGACTTTGCTGGCAATCTCATCCACCGACAGCAGTGCGTCATCATCCATATCTTCCGGCAACGGCTCATTCTGATATTCGCTCATGAATGCGACCTCATCCCGGAACTTCAGATTCATGGCATGCTGTAAGGCAGACACCTCGTCGGCATTGAACCGGGCATCCCATTCAACCTCCGAGCCTTCGTCCATTGCCTCGCGATGGGCAAGGTAGAAATCGGTCGCCGCTTGAAAATTGCCGTCCGTCCGCAATGCTTCAGCCCGGATGTCCGCATACTCGTCCCAAAGTTTCATATTTTTGGGAAACTTGTACACCATCTTGGTTTTCTCGCCATTCCAGTCGGGATGCGTCTGACGGTTCAAAATCGTGTCCGCCATATCGCCCGGACGAATAATCGTACACGGCATGATGCCCGAAATTTTCTCGCCCGGTCCGGCAAGACCGAGAATGTCTCCGGCGAGGACACGGACGCGCTTTCGCGTCTGTTCCAGACTGCCGGCCGATTCCGAGGTCTGCGGATCATCGATGATGACCAGTGATGGACGGACGTTTTTACCATCGGCGCGTTTGTATTTCATTCCTCGGATTCGACCGGTTATTCCCGCTACCCGGACGATTACGCCGGATGCCGGACTGTCGGCAATTGTCGGCAGTACGATTTCATTGCTTGTCCACGTAATGCGTGTCCGCTCTCCTTTGTAAAGCTGTCCGGCACATCGGTTGGCAATGCCGTCCAAGGCGGCAATCGGGAAACTGACTTCCGGGAAGTCCGCCAGCAGATGCTCGTTGGTTTCCAGTTCCGTTTTGATGCTGTCCAGCATTTCCAAGGCGGCCGCCTCGGTAGCGCCGACAAGAAACACAAATTCCCGGTGACCGTAAAGCATTGACCACAAGGCGGCGCATTCGGTCATTGTCGATTTGCCACTGCCGCGAGGCATCGCCATGGCGAACAGACCGCCATGCAAAACCGCAGTCTCGATTTTCGCAATCACTTTCAGGTGATCGGCTGACCATTCCAAAGAGAAGTTCGCCGGGAAATAGCTCTCGCAGAACAGTTTGAAATTCGTCCGGCACTGTTCTTTCAGTTCCGGATTCTCCACTTCCGGCAATTCGCCAATATCGCGTCCGGCAAGTGCCAACGCGATATTCCGATTGCGGACGGCGTTCTTTTTTTCCTCGTAGGTTTGATTCACCTCCGACTGCCGGATATGCAGTTGTTCCCGAAGCCACGCCGCATATTTGAACAGATTGACTGTCGAGCCGTCATCGTCGGTAATGCGGAATCCGGCACGTTCACGGTGTCGCCACAGTCTGCGGTCATTCAGCACATCGCGGAGCGGTGTGGAATTCACCAGCCTTACAATTTCAATCGGCTTGAGCCGACTCGGATTCATTGCCATCGCGGTCTATCTCCTTTATCATCCACGCCATGTATTTTACCAGATTGACCGTGCCGTCGGCGTTGACCGGCATTCCCGAATCTATGTCCCGCCGGAGCATTTCCAGCGTCATAATCCGGCAGCCCGATTTGACGAGGACTTTCACCAGATTTTCCGGTGAAAGCGCTAATGGATTCAGATGTTCGTCCATGTAAAGTCCTTATGTTGAAGAATTATCGATTTAATATCGGAATCGCTCTGGCTATGTGCGAATACAACGCTTAATTATCACCAGCGCAACGAGATACGCTCAAAGTCAAAAACCATTAAGGAGTCAGAAATGAGCAACAAAATGAATGTCACGGTCGGAAGCAAAGTCATCGTCAAAGTCGGATGCCGCGAAATCAATGCAACGGTTCTCGAAGTCACCGAAACCGGATGCCGCGTCCAAAGTATCGCCAGCGGCAAGGAATTCTCAACGACGAGAATCATTCGCATCGTCGAGCCGGAAGAATCGCAACCCGCTGAAGAATCGCCAATGCCGGAAGATACTTCCATGAAAGTAGAACAACCGACAGAATCGGAAGAACAAGATGCTCCGAATCCGGTTCCCGAATCCGGCAAGCCGGAGACGCCAGCCAAGAAGATGTCGCTGATGGATGCCGCTGTCGAGGTGTTGAAAAACAGCGGGAAACCGCTGAACACCCGCGAAATCGTCAAGGCGGCAACCGAAGCCGGATTGTGGATTCCGACCGCATGCAAGACACCGGAGCAGACCTTGTACGGCAGCATCTTCCGCGAAATCGCCACCAAGGAAAATCCACGCATCGTCAAAAGCGAGATGAAGGGTAAATTCGAGTTTGCCAAGTAACTTTCCGGATATCCAATCATTCTTCGGATGGCGAGGATTCTTCAACGGCGGGGGTAAGCGATAGCCAGTCGCACCCTTCGCCGTATTTGAATTCAGCCCAGCGACGCCGGATGACGTCGCAGTATTTTTCGTCCAGTTCAATCATCCGGCATTTGCGACCGGTCTGCTCACAGGCAATGAGCGTCGAACCGCTGCCGCCAAAATTATCCAGCACCGTTTCTCCCCGCTTGGACGAATTTTGCATTAGGTAGACCAGCATCTCAACCGGCTTCATCGACGGATGCACGTCATTGTGCTTCGGCTTATCGAAATTCAGCAGGTTGCACTGGCAACGGTCGGAATACCATTTATGCGGCGCACCGGGCTTCCAGCCGTAGAGAACACTCTCGCTTTGGTAATGATAATCGAACCGGCCGAGGACAAAACTGTTCTTTATCCAGTAGAGCGTTTGATGGACTTCCAGTTCGGTATCCTTTGCCGCCAACCGGAAATTGACGGATTCTGAATCGCTGTGGAACACATAGAACGATGCGCCAAGACGCAGGGAATCCGATGCGCAGTGAAACGCCGCAGTCAGGAAGTCCCGGAACTTGCTATCCGCCATGTTGTCGTTCTGAATCGTCAGACCGTTACTGCCCTGCAGGGCAACGTTATACGGCGGGTCAACCAGATAGAGGTCGGCTTTCGCTTCGCCCATCAGTTTTGCAATGTCCTCCGGCTTCGTGGAATCTCCGCACAAGAGCAGATGTTCGCCCAGCCGATAGACCGTGCCGCGAACGCTCTCCGCCTGTTCCGGCACTTCCGGCACCGCGTCCGGTTCGGTTTCGCCGTCCTCGACGGTGTCGGCATCCGTGCCATTCAGCAGCCGATCCAGTTCATCGGTCTCGAATCCAAGAAGCGACAGGTCGAAATTCGCATCCTGCAATTCCTTGATTTCCAGCGGCAGCAAGTCGTAATTCCACTCCGCAATTTCCGCCGTCTTGTTGTCGGCGATGCGGTACGCCTGAATCTGTTCCGGCGTGAGGTCTGCCGCCACATGAACCGGCACTTCCGTCAGCCCAAGTTTCTGCGCGGCTTTCCATCTGGTGTGTCCGCACACGATGACGTGGTCTTTGTCGACCACAATAGGGGACCGCCAGCCGAATTCCGAAATGGATTTCGCCACGGCGTCGACGGCATCGTCGTTGAATCGCGGATTTTTCTCGTATGGATGGACATCCGCGATTTTCATGTTCACAATTTGCATAAAAAGTCCTTTGATTAGGTTTGCAATTCTGATTTTCAATGTCGGAATTGCAAAGTTTTCGGTAAAAAAACAGCCTCCCGGACGCTTGCGGAAACTTTCGTTAGGGTATCGAGTCCTTCCGCCGCCCTCAGGAGGCAATCCCCTTCGGGGGAACCGCTCGATTTTCCATTTTCGAGGGGCGATTTTCGCGTCCCGTGCTATTTTGGTCGATTTTCGGGCATCGCCCTTGTGCGGGGACGGCTCTCATCGGGCGTATGCGATAACGCAACGCCCAGCGATGGCGTTCACTCGCGTCCTGTCGCGTGATAACGCGCAAGCCCAAGCGACTACTGCGTCAGCGTCCGTGTGCGTCAGCGGGGGCTTTCTTCGCGTTCCGGCCAAGCACACGGTATGAGTGGAGCAGGTTCTGACTGCGCGTCACCCATTCCAGATTGGCGGCGCGGTTGTCATACTTGTCGCCGTTGATGTGATTGACCTCCGCCCCCTCGAACCACGTGTCCGCATGCCATGCCATTGCCACGAGGCGGTGGACATAGTGGTTCACGCCGCCGATTTTGACATCGATGTAATGCTCACGTCCGTTCGTGATGCGGAGTCGCTGTTCCAATACCTTACCCGGCAGTATTTTGCGGTAGGTCTTGAATCCGATATGCGCCCGGACGCTTCGTGCCTTGCTCCGGATGAGACCGGTGTCGGATGCCTCGTAGAACGGCATGCCCGGTATGGTACGCCATGGCATTATCGTTTTGGCTTGTAACAATGCTCAGGGAAACGTTCTAACGGACGATCTTCAAATGGAGCGCGCCAGTTGTTTCCACGGATGAGATTGCGACGGTCATGACCACAATTAACCATGTCCCATGCATCCTCCCAATGGGAATCGGCGATTTCTGCATCATCGAATTTCTCCCATTTGCCGAGAGCATCAATGGCTTGTTTGCAAGTATCATCCCATCCTTTGCCGCGGTCAAACTCATTGATTTGCCGTGCGGCGAGTTGCCAGTAAGGGATAAATGCGGTTGCCAGCAGATATTGTATGGCTTCGAGACTAAAAAAGTCACCGCAAGCCAGTGCATTACTGGGAATGCAGATAAACTCATAATCATCGTCGCGTTTCCCAATTTCGAGGTCGATGGCGCAGACAATGCGTCGCCGAAGCCCCGCTTTGCGGCAAAGCCCGGAGAAGAGTTCCCCGATGAGCGAATGTTGCCAGCGCAGGTCAGATTCCATTTCAAAACTCCACGCGCCGAAGCGTTCAAAGATTTTGACGTGAATGCCGATATCCTTTTCGTCATCACGAAACAGCGGGACAAAAACATCGATTGGAGATAGTCTCCCCATCGACTCGGTTAGATTTTTCATAGACATAACAGTTTCCTTAGTTGATGATTGAAGTCAGATAATTGACGCGAGAGCCGCGTCTGGAAAAGAGCGAGAAAATACCTTCGGAATCGCGCACGCGATATATATGCGCAGAGGGCTAAAAACACATACATATACACCCTCTCTCCTAAGGTATATATATTTATATGTTTTTGTTTATAATCAACGATTTAGACATTCGGAAAATCTTCGGAAAGTATTCGGAGATTTCCAAAGGCCATCGCCGTTACGTTCGGAAGGATGTCCGTTTTTTCCAAAGGTTAGGACTTCTTTTTCCGACCCCGCTCCAAGTCTGGTGGCGGTGTCAAAACGGAAAAACGACCGTCTGCATTTCTTGCCACCCACTTTCGAGCTTCCAGTTCCATGAGCAGATCCTGACGTTGTTTTGCCGTTGTTCCGCTTCCGCTGGCCGTGCGTGAGATTTCGCTGGTCAAAACACCATCTCCATGGTCGAAGTCGCGGACGATGCAGAATATGCGTTTCAGTTGCTTTTCAATAATTCTGCTGTTCCCGACGCTCTCGACGATGCCGGACAGAACGCGTTCCGCATTAGCAAAAAGCCACAAGACCAACAGCCTTGCACGGTGACGGGTGTCATCGGTGATGATTACCTCTTCGCCCTGCGTCCGGATATCTCCGGTGACTGAAAGCATTACGACAAAACGCGGATAATACTCATTGCACAGACGCCGCCATGACGGAATGAACCGTTGGTCGCATTTGCCGATGAATACCTGTTGGAGGGATTCAGAATACCCGTCCTCGAATTCAACAATGCCGCGTTTTCGCAGAAATGGTTGAATCGCGAGTTCCATTCGTTTCATGATGGCGATGCTGTCGAAGTTCTTTGGGTTGCCATAGAACTCCGGCATCTTGGCAATAAGGAAACGTCCGACGAATCCTGTCTCGACATCAATGATATCCACCTTTTCGCTGAACACGTTTGGCTGGATATTCGCAATGATGTTTGGAGCGCAGTAGACGGCGGAGCGAGACGAACCGGCTCTACCGCGATCTGAAAAGTTCTCGTCAAAATACCCCATGCCGAATACCTGCGTCAGAAATTCGGCGGCCTTGCTTTGCCAGCAGTCTTTATCAAGCCAGCTTGACATTTCGGAGATGCTCAAGAGAGCGTTTGGCTTTCTCGTCAACATCCCGGCGATACCGGCGGCTGAACCGGATGTACCCAAATTCCAGTCTGGAACGACATTGGTCTTGTCCGCATGATAGATGTCGGGATTTCTCATGTGGGAAAATTTACCAATCAAACCGCCGATGTCCTTTCCGCAGGCCGATGGTGCAACAAGCATTGCATATGCGTTGCATAGCTGACCTCCGCTGGTGTTGATTTTCATTCTTGCGCGATCATGTCCGACGAGAGCCACGCCGCCGAGATTGCCGCCATATCGTTTTACCAACTCCTCGTCCGATGCCACGCCGCTCAAGCAACATGCGGCGGTGACAATTGCTTTAAGCAATGCGCCCTCCAATGGAAGCGGAGGACGCGATACAGAGGCATAAATTTCGGTCAGCTCTCCAAGAAACGTTCCGTCAAGGCAATTCATAACATCTTCATTTGTCACGTTTCGCCATGGCTGGATTATTTCCGGTTCTGGAGGCACAATGATGGATGATGACGCAACAGATTCCTGCTGGCCCTGCTGGTTTATAATGCCGGTGATGTCCACAGACGGCAAACTTGCGTCCTCTTTATGGTCATAGCATCCCGGCTCACGCATGACACGGAATTTGCGCCAGTCGTTGCCGAGGCAATGGTCGTGCAGACAGCGGAATCCGATTGCTCCTCCCGGTGTTTCGGTCAGCGCCGCGGATTTGTTGTCGTGATCCGGATTGAACGGGCAGATATTGAAAATCCACTTGCGGCCGCCCTTATAAGACTGCGGTTGTCCTGCGTCCGGCGCATACTTCGCAATCCATTCGTCAATGTCGAAACCGGGTGATTCCTGATAGGAGGTCACGACCGATTCGACATGTGCTGGCGGCGTTTTCGACGATTCCCCGACAATTTGCTGAAGCAGTTCGGTCGGAACGATTTCAACAGACTCCGGCACTTCAAGGATTTTCGCCATGCGGTGCGGACGCGCCGGGATGGAATCGCCTTTGCAGTTCATCGTGCCGGGAATGCGCCAGATGCGCGCCGGATTGTACACGGTCAAATCCACTTTGACTGCGTCCGATGAGGCTTTCGCAATTTCCGTCACCGCCTGTTGCACCACTCCGCCGTCATCCGCCGGAAGGTCGATGCGGTAGGTCATCTGCGCCCCGTTGCCGGAGTCCAGCATGACGGGAAGCGGCCAACCGAGGGAGGACAGCCCATCGCGGATTTCACGCGCCTTCGCCAACGCCGCCTCATGCTCGGCGTCGGTGCTGGAAATCTTCGCTTTCCGCACGGCGTCACAGTCGATGAGCAACCAACGCCTTTTGACGATGTCCGAGTCGGCGGTGGCCGTTTCCGATTCCGCCGGACAGAGCCGGTTGCAGGCCCGCGCCAACAGATCCGGCGATACGGGATTGATGGTGACATACGCTCCGGCATAGGCGCGAAGTTTTCCGATGGCGGCTACGGCGTTCGGAATGTTGTCGTAATCGAAATATCCCGATTCCGTATGCGGTTTCAGATATCCCGGCGTGACGGCTTTCAGAATGCGGATTTCGAAGACATCCCCCGGCTGAAACCACAGCCTCATGGCGCGGACGATTTCTTCCTTGTCGATCATCTCGCCTCCACCTCGCGGAATGGAATCAGCACCGTCACGCCGACCAGACTGAAAGCCGGGAACGTGACCGCGGGAATGACTTTCGTCTCAAACCATTCCCGCAGGCGGCGGACGGCCTTGTGACGACTGCGCGACAGGATGGCGCGGATGTCCTCCGTTCCGATCATCCGGACGTTCTGCGGACCGCCGGCGGTGTCCATGCGGACGTATTCCGGCGACGAGTTGCAGAAGCGCCCCAGCGTCTTGTTCGGGTTGACGTAGCCGAGGATGTTGCAGATGTCGGTAGCGGCGAACTTCGGGACGCCGTTCATCACGACCATGCGGATGGTGCGTTTGCCATAGGCGAGATTTGCTGGTGTGTTACTCATGGTTTTCTCCCTGGTTGCTTAAAATGAAGCGCTTGTCTGCCTCATTATCCAATTCTGTTTCCTTAAGAAAGCGGATTGCGGCCGCCGCCGTACGGACGGCCTCGACGATCATTCCCCGCTTCGTGCCGCGTTTCTCGTCATAGATGTTCGCCGTCCTGACGAGACCTCCGCATTCCTCGGCGCAGAGGCTTGCCGCCTTGACCGGGTCGCGCGGCCATGCCGGATGGATGGTTTCCGCACGGGCGACTTCCGCCATGATGTTCATGATGATGAGTTCAGTTTTCATCGGTCACCGCCTTCGCCGCCTGTTCCAGCTGGACGAGATGCCGTTCGGCCTCGGCTTTGATTTTTTCGGCCAGTTCGACGAATCTGTCGCAGTCCGCGATGAAGGTCTGAAAACACTGGAAATAGTCCGAACCGGAGCCGTGCGGGGTCAGGAGCAGGTCGTAGTTGCTCATGAAGAATTCCGGTTCTTTCCGGCCCGTCTGTTTCTTGCTGATATGCCAGCGGCGGTCTTTGCTGGTCAGTTCCTGCGTGAGGTTCTGTTCCGAAACCTCCCATTCGATTACGGATTCAGGCATGGGCGTATCCTTTCACGTTGAAATGTTTCTCATGGGCGTTGCCGACGACGCGGATATTCTGATACTGAGTGACGCGGCTGATATGCGCGCCCCGGGTCACGCCGTCGAGGATGTACCGTCCCTCGCGGCTGTTGTACCGGACGATGAAGAGGCCGACCGGGCGTCCGAAGCTGTTGCGGACTTCCACGATGTCGCTGGTGAAAACTTTCCGTTCGCCCTGGTCGAGCAGGCCGATCCACTGGTCGATTTCGCAATCGGCACGGTCGAGCGCCTCGACCGCGCCGTCCATGACAGCGTAGACGTTTTCATCGTCGAATCCGACTGTCGGGAAAATCTCCTTGCTCACTTTGTCGAACGCCCGGAATTCGACGGCGTATTCCGGCTGGCGGATGTACTTGAAATCCATATTCTTGCTCCTTGTTCAGAATGTCACGGTCGCGGTCAGCGTCGCCGCCGCGAACCAGTAGATGGCGTTTTTTATGTCCCGGCAGCAGAGGCATACGATTGCCGCGCCGATGTCGAGACCGATCAGGATGGCCGGAAATATCTGTTTTGCATTCATGTGATCCTTTCTTGCTGATGTGACCAGTTTTAAATTCCTGATACTTTTTGAAATGTATTTTTCTTCGATTTCTTCGCTTTCTGTTAATAATGGCTTGACATGCTTCAAATGCATGTTATATTTATTTGTAGTCAGGATATAAATAACTAGCTTTACAATCATGAACAACGACATTCAAAATCAATTTCGCGATCTTTGCAAAAACATTGGTTGGAAGTGCACGCCCCAGCGTTTGGCCGTGTACGCATATTTGCAGCAAAATCATACCCATCCGAGTGTAGATGTTGTTTGGGATGCGGTGCGTTGCAGCCAGCCGACGATCTCACGCGAAAGCGTATACCGTATTCTCAATGAACTTTCGGAGCATGGCATTATTGGGCGCGTAGATCATATTGACAGTGCTCGTTATGATTGTCGTGTCGGCGCGCACGGACATTTCATTTGCAAAAGCTGCCGTGAGATTTCTGATTTTGATTGGCCGGACGGGACCCAGATACCGCCCGAATTGCTGGCACGGCAAGTACAGCACATAGAAATCAGACTTGTCGGCGTGTGCCCCAAGTGCGCCGCTGCGCACAAGCAAAAGCGGCATCCATCCGAAAAACCAGCGAGCGAAAGAGCAGACACTAAAATAGGAGCACCGTGCTTCTATGGTGATAACCCACAGGAGGAATAGTCATGAGAAGCTTCACAACGTTCGATCTGCAGTATGCGCACAGATTCTACGGATTCAAAGGCGAGGCACAGTATTTGCATGGTCACACCGGCGTTTTGACGATCGAGGTGGAGGATTCCATCAACCCTGGTGTCAACATGGTTTTTCCGTGCAACGAAATTCAGAAGACGGCTTGGGCCCTCTTGAAAAATTTCGACCACGCCCTTATCTTGAGAGAAGATGATCCGCTGCTTCCCTCCGTGCTTGCCGTATATGAAGCGCAGGGAATCAAAAATGGCGCACCGACCAACACGATGAAGGGCGAGGCGTTCAAGACGGAGCTGGCGACGGCCTATCCGGACTGTCGTCTGGTTGTCACGAAGGAAACCATGACGGTCGAAGGCATGATCAAGATCGTCTACGACCTGCTCAAAGACAAACTGAATATTGCCAAGATCACCTTCACCAGCGGTGTCAATGCGGCATCCCAGGAATACAAGCCGGTCGGAACGATGGATCGTTGTCCGCGGTGCGGGATTGCGCTTGTTGATGGAGCCTGCCCGAAGTGCGGCTATAAAAAACATTGATTTCTGTAACGGCATCGCATAATTATTGAGATGCCTGCAACATGCCGTCGGTTTCAAATATTTTGGAATCGACGGTTTTTTCTTCAAGCCGGATGCCGCTTCCGCAACGAGTCCGATCAGAATGATCGGTAAAAACGGTTTTGTATTCATCTGTTCTCCTAAAATGGAATCTCGCTACCATAATCGCTCACGCCCAGGTCCTGCGGACTGTTGGACGGCCAGTCGTTGATTTTTGCGGAATCGTCACCCGGTTCACGCATGACCGGACGTTCGCCAAGGACGCATTTCGTGATACGGTCGAACTTCTCCCCCGCGACAGACTTTACCGTGATGGCGAGCGGAACGGCAAGCATCCCATCGTTTGCCCAAGCGACCGCCTCCCGCGCCGTCGCCGGAACGGGACAGCCAAGGGCGGCGCGGTTCTTCCACCACTTCTCGAATTTCCCTCTGGCGTATCCGGTATGCTCCGGGCAAACCCATTCGGAACGGAAGTCGTTGAGGCCGACCTCGTAGTCGATCCGCATCGTCTTCGGCGTGCCGGGATCGGCGTACCGCTTCTCGTGGACGCAGTAGTAAACATTCTTCACGGCGTATTCGTCATAGAAGATTTCGCCTGAGATGACGCCGTCCTTCGCCGCGTGTTCCGTGATATTGCTCCTCGACGGCGGCGGAAATTCGTATCCGCATTCCGGGCATTTCTGATACGCCGCGTGGATCAGCGCGAGGCACTGCGGACACTTTTTCGCCGGAGCGTCTCCGTTTCCCGGCGTCCTGTCCGTGACGCTTATCATGTCCACGGGACCGTGACGCATGATGTTGCCGCCATAGTCCAGGACGAGGCAATTCTGCTTTCCCGTCTCCGGCGACAGCCTCGTTCCGCGCCCGACCATCTGAATCAGAAGACCCGGGGAATTGGTCGGCCGCAGGAGAACCACGCAGTCGATGTTCACCGCGTCGAATCCGGTGGTCAACACGTTCACGTTGCAGAGAAATTTCAGCGGCGGCTTTTTCGCGCCGAACAGATCCGCCACGACCTCCCTGCCTTTGAACCGGTCGATGATCTCCGCGCGTTCTCCGGGAGAAGTCTCTCCGGTCACCACGGCGCATTCCATGCCGGAATAGGCGGAAATCTTCTCCGCCACATGCCTGCAATGGTTAACGCCGGACGTGAAAATCAGCACCGACTTCCGTTCCCGCGTCAGGTCGACGATTTCACGGCACGCTGACGATACCAGTTCCTCGGTGTCCATCGCCGACGCGATTTCGTCCCCGACGAACTCGCCGCCGCGAATATGGAGGCCGTCCAGTTTCGCCTCGGCGCGTCCGGCACGGGACACCAGCGGAGACAGATAGCCCTGCGTGATCATTTCTTTTAATCCGGCTTCGTAGCAGACCTCGTTCAGCAGATTTTCCGGCTGACAGATCAGTCCGCCTTTCAGTCTGAACGGCGTCGCCGTCAAACCGATGAGACGGACGTTCGGATTGATGACTTTCATGTCTTTCAGAAACGTCCTGTACATTCCATCGCCATCCGGCGCAATCAAGTGCGCCTCGTCCACAATTATGAGGTCGAACGCACCAAGGTCACATGCCTTGCCATAAACCGACTGGATGCCGGCCACGATGACGGACTCCTCCGTATCACGGCTTTTCAGTCCTGCCGAGAAAATCCCGATTTGCAAATCCGGGCAGAGCGCACGGACTTTTCCGGCGTTCTGTTCCAGCAGTTCTTTGACGTGCGCCAGTATGAGTACACGCCCATTCCATTGCGCCACGGCATCACGGACAATTTGCGCGATGACCACGGATTTTCCCGTGCCTGTCGGCAAGACCACACATGGATTGTTCTCCTTGGAACGCAGATGATTATAGACGGCGTCCACAGCCGCTTGCTGGTACGGTCGCAGAATCATTTTTCACGCTCCCGCACGAATCCCGGCTTTCTTCATGTCGAACGCCAGCTTCAGCTTGAGCAATACAAGTGTATTCTCATTGATTTTAAGGAATTTGCATACTTCCCTGTCTGCGTAATTGTTCATGAAAAGAAAGCAGACCAGCCGTTCGGTATTGTCCGTAATTCCCTTCACGAACTCCTGCACGATTTGACAGCGGCGTCCGTTGTTTTGTCTCCTGTCCATTCTTTTATCCTTATATATGCCATGCCGTCCGGCGGCATCGGTTCGCGTTTTGTCACTATGAGTCGGTGAACTTGGGAATCGTCTTCGTACAGCCCTGCGTGAGTAAACGCGTCCAGCAGACACTTTTGACTGTTGTCGATGTCCCGTCTCCGTCTGTCCGGCGGATACAATTCGATGGAAAGTTCCACCGGACAGCGGAAGATCTGGACGTTTTCCGAACGGAACCGCGAGACGATCATTTCGCGGTATTTCCGTCCGTCCCGGCTGATGAGGACTTTCGATCCTACATGCCGGTAGTAATGATTCACGCTTGGAGGCCAGGGCAGTTCAAATTCCTGTGTCACTTTTTCGCCCATGGCGGAGCGGCATTCGCGGTTGCCTGCGGAGGCGGTGTCGCAGCTGCAAAGGTCGCTTTCGGCGCATAACTTTTGATTTCGTTGGTCATTTCATCGTCTTGATTTTTCTTGCAGCGGACGGTGATGACCAGCGGCAGATTATGCAGTTCAAGCGAGTCCCTCGGCGTCAGCACGTTGACCGCGCGGCAGATGGCCGAGAGATCGGCACGGGCCATGCGGACGGCATCCGGGTTCGGATTCTCAAGATTGAGACGCGCCCAGAGCTTGCGGTTCTTGAACTCGCCGTCGATGATTTCAAATTCCAGCTGGAGATAGCGCCCCGTACCGGAACGGGTGTCTTTCATCTCGGAATCGGAAATGACAGCGTTGTATTTGCCTGCCGGGATGACATCGAATCCGGCGCTCGGCTCGACTTCGGTTGCGTTAAAATTCAGTGTGGACATGATGGTTGCCTTTCTGTTATGCCAGCACAAAAACGTGCTGTTTAGTGATGATGGGGTGTCTGGGATTTCTGTTGGTCACGACCGCCGGAGCGGACGGGCAGCGAAGGTGTTCGAAGAAAACGAGAAACGGCATGAAATCATCCCGTATCATCCGGCACTGCGTCCCTTTCTGGATACGCCGTCCGCAGAGATCACAGGTCAGATGACGATGCGCCGTGATTATTTTTTCGGACATTTTTTCACCTCGTAGACTTTGCGCTCCTTGAACTCCTCCTGTTTCCCTTTATTCCAGTTGGAAACCGGGCGGAAGTATCCGCAGACACGGCTGAACACTTCGCAGACTGCGCCGCATTTACTCATGATGGTTCTCCTCAATTTTTTGATAGGCGTCGATGAATGCCTGCCACGAGAGCGGAATTTCTGATGGCAGACCGTAACGGTTCTTGGCGATGCACGCAGGACTCCCTTCAAATCGGATAACTCTTTCTCCTCCGTCTGCGCCAATGGGGGCAACGATTCCGCGTTCTGAACTGAATTTTCCACTCTCTTTCTGTACACGAAACTTTTTCCAAACAAATCCGACAGCATCGGCCCATTCGATAATAAGCCCGCAAGCGTTTTTATTCAGTCTTGGCGTATGGCGGTCATATGCCATTGTTTCCGGGTCTTCAACGTGTTCGATTTTTGCATGGGCAACAAGAATAATTATCATGTTGCGTTTATCACGAATCTCATCCAGCAGCGAAATGAGGGATCGCATTTTTTTGAGAGCCAGCGATGCTCCCGTTCCATATTGACCAGGAACGCGTTCGATACTCTGAACGTCATATTCACGACAAACTTCTTCATGAATAATTCGTTCCAGCCAGTCGACGCTGTCTACTACAACCGTTTGAAAATCATGAGGCTCATCGCGAAGTGCAATTAGTTCGTTCATGACCTCCGAGAGGCGATGTGCCAACGGAAATCTTTTACAACCGATTGACCCAAGCCCATCCTCCGTCTGCACAAAAATGGCGTTGGGCGCGGATGCTCCGAACGTGGATTTGCCCACGCCTTCGCTCCCGTAAATCATGATTCTCGGCGGCTTGTTTTCCCGCCCCGTCTGAATGTTTTCAAGCATTCCCATGGTGATAAAATCCTTTCGGTTAAAGTGTGTCGATGATTCGGGTATCTTCATAACCGGTCGGCCATACGCCGCTGATGCAGCAGTTCCGATAGCGTTCCAGCGCCGCCTTGTTGGTCAATTCCGCGAGGTCAAGTACCTCGTCGGTGAGCTTCCAAACGCCAGTCGCAAACGGCTCGTTCTTTTCCACAGCGATGATATGCACGGGAACATTGCGCCCGGTGGCCTTGCGAATAACCGCCCGGTAAAACGCCATCTGATAGAGGTAGCCGAACCGGCGGCAGTCGGATTCAAACCACTTCAGCGAATCGCAGGTCTTCAAATCGACCAGCCCAATTTTCTCGCTGAACCAGTCCATGCGGATCTGGCAGGGGACAGCGCAATACTCAGCGCGGATGACTCCCTCCGCCACACCATCGGAAAGCAGTTCCGAGGCGACCGGATGAAGCCAGACGCTGGTCTGCAATTTCATGATGAAGTTGTAATCCTTACCTGAAACGACCTCGCGTTCCTGCGTCGCTTTCCATTCGGCATAGGCCTTTGTCGATTTACCGAACGGCTCTCCGGTGCGGGGATTCGTCGGCCCGTCCGTCACGACGAACTGGCTGTCGAATTCGGGGCGTCCCTCAAGGATCAGGCAGTGTGACGCCCTCCCGATTGCGAATGCCGGTGATTCGGATTCCTCGATCTGCCCAAGGATCTCCTTGCGGTAGAGTGCCGGACTTTCCCGAAAATCCGCCAGCATGTGCGAGGACATGCAGCGTCCCGCTTTTGATTCGGCGTGATACTGTTCCGCCGGTTCTCTGATGATAAAGTCAATGGTTTTCATTTGTGTTCCTTTGTGTTTGACGGTTTTTCCTGTCTGTCCTATTTCTTTGCCAAAAACAGGAAAAACCGTCGCTGTTTCAAAACTTTTTTAGAGTTTTATTCCACTCCGGACAAAAATCTCCCGAATTTTTTTCATGCGCCAAATACGGATGGTGGCATCGGGAATACCGAGGATTTCTCCGATTTGCTCGAAGGTGTGGCCGTCCATGATAAGTTCGCAAATCCGCCGGAGGTCATCCGGGAGACTCGCCACCACGACCCGAATGTCCATGTACAGGATTTTTTTGTCGGAATCGTCAATCATCGGCGTGATGACGGTCGATTTTTCTTTTTCCTCGTCACGGACGCAGTCTTCAATCGGAAGACAGGGCGTGTCGTTGTGTTTGCGGATTCTCTGGCGATAAATGTTTTTCGCCGTCAAATCCACGGCTTTGTTCAGATAGGCCGATCCGGTAGCCGATTTGCCGTTCGCATCAAGAAGAGTCTTTGCCCGGCATACGGCTATGGACATTTCCTGAATGAGGTCGCAGCGGTCGGCCTCGACCAGATTTGATTTTCCGATCATGGTGTCGGCCACATAATAGATGTGATCCATGACGGAGGCCGGAATTTCGGGGACGGGCTTGAGCGTTTCGCTCGCGGATTTTTTTTTGTTTGCCATTTTTCGCAAACTCCTATGAGTTGAACCGGAGCGGAATTGCTTCGGCAACCCACGGCGCTTTTTGCGCGAAAGTGGCTGCGGATTATGAAAAAAAATATTTTGAGGCGAAAGTTCTTCATTTTTTGCATTCTGTTTTTGCACGAAAACGGCATAAATGCAAAAAAGCCCGACTCGGCATCAATCCGAATCGGGCTATATGGAAGGGATACTATGTGTCAGTTCAGCAGCATCTGCTCCTGTTCGTCCCAGTTGAGGGGCAGCTTTTTAAGAAGTTTTGTCAGAGACAGTCCGTTCGGAGCCGTTCCGTTGATGAAGAGACGGACAATTCGCGGTGACAGCTGGTTTAGCCGGAGTATTCGTGCGACATACGACTGGCCGATCTTCAGTTTTTTTGCAATTTCTCCGGACGTTGCGCAATGACCGCTGTCCAGCAGTTCCTGCCAGTATCCGGCACGGGCGAAAGCGTTTAGAACCGCCTCGTCGCGGCTGGGAGCGGTGTTTTCGTCCTCCGGAGTGATAATCCGTTTTCTGCCGGAAAATGTCCGCAAACTCATGGGAACCGTTATCTGAATGTTCCCGTCATCGGTCAATTCAATCGTTGGCACTTTGCACCTCCTTGATGAGACCGCGCATTCCGGCGGTCTTGATTTTTATTGTTATTCCCGTTTCAAGGACGGTCACGCTCTCCACCAGTAAGTGAAGCAGCCTGTCGCGTTCGGCAGGGAACAGGTCATCCCAAAATCCTCCGATGTTGCCGAGAGCGTTGCGCACTTCCGCGATTGTCGTGCGCAACTGTGTTGCCACCATTGAGATAAATGTCGGCGTGTAGAAGAGCATCCCCAGCTGCGTCACCACCGCTTTTTCCACATCACCTGCCGGAATTGTTTTTACGGGGCAGGTATGAATATCGCGTTTGGAATCCTTCAGACACATGTAGTAGTTGTACTGCCTGCCGCGGCGCATCGAATAGGTCGGTCCCATAGCCCCGTCGCAGTGACCGCACCGGATCAGTCCTTTGAGCGGCGAATATCTTTCTTTCGCCGGTCTGCCTCTCGGCACGGGCGCGTTGGTTTTCAGAATCTCCTGTGCGGAATCCCAGAGTGTCCGGTCGACCAGCGCCTCGTGTTCTCCCGGGTAAACGCCGCCTTTATAGGCGACTTCCCCGATGTATGTGCGGTTGTTTAAGATTCTGTATATATGGGATGCCGTCCAATCCTTGCCCTGCCGGGTTTTTATGCCGCGAATATTCAGCAGATGGGCGACATCGCGCGCGGATTTTTTCTCCACGAAGGTTTCAAACATCAGCCGGATATATTCCGAACTCTTTTCATCGGGCAGAAGGTGACGGTCTTTCACAAAGTATCCGAACGGAATTGAGCCGCCCACCCATTGTCCGCGTTTGCGGCTGGCCGACATTTTGTCACGGATTCGCTCGGCGATAATTTCCCGTTCATATTGCGCGAACGTCATGAGAATGTTCAGCATCATTCTGCCGGACGAAGTGCTGGTGTTGATTTCCTGCGTCACCGACACGAAGGATACGCCCCATTCGTCGAATTTTTTACTCAGTTCGGCAAAATCGCAGATTGAGCGCGACAGCCGGTCAAGTTTATAGATAACGATAATGTCCACCAGACCGTTGGCTGCATCGTCCAGCAACTTTTTCAGTGCCGGACGCTCAAGGTTGCCGCCGGAGAAGCCTCCGTCATCGTAGCGCTCCGGCAAACATATCCAGCCGTTGGCACTTTGACTTGCCACATAATTTTCCGCCGCCAGCCGTTGCGCGTCAAGCGAGTTGAATTCCATATCCAGCCCTTCTTCCACGCTCTTCCGAGTGTAGATGGCGCAGCGTTTTTTCTGTGTATTCGCCATTGTCAATTCCTTATTCCGAAGAATTTTTTGCCGTTCCATTTCGTTCCCGTGATTACCTGCGTAATAGCGGTGAGGGAGCGATAGGTGCATCCGGCGTATTCATAAGTGCCTTGCCCGGTGGCAACCACCTCATAGACTTTGCCGTGCCATTCCCGGCTGAAGCGCGTTCCCCTTGGAATCATTCCGGGCGGCAGTTTCACATTGTCGAGATTGGCAAGCGGATCGCGTCGGGCTATCTGTTCCAGCGACTCCTTTTCCTCCTTGGAGAGTCCGCCGTAGTAGACTTCCTGTATTCTATAGGCCAGCCGTCTCCGCAGCGACTGCACCGAAGTCAGCTTCGTTTCATAACCGTACAGTTCCGCATATTTCTCCTGAAGTTCCTTCACGTCCATCTGGCTCAGGACTGCCAGCTGGCGCGTCACTATTTTGACATCCGGCATTGTAACCTCCTGTTGGTGATTGGTTTATTGTACTGTTACTTAAGCGTGGGTTTGCCGGTATAGCCAGAGCAGTTTCGAACTTTCTTTGCAGGGCATCCGCCACGATTCGCGCGGCTTCCCAAATGTTGTCGGGAACGGTTTTCGGTTTTTGCATAGAGCCTCCTGTGGGGTGTAACCTTGTCCATCCCTATTTCTTTGCCAAAAATGCGAAAAACCGTCGCTCTTCCCAAAATATTTTATGATTCCGGCTTGACTTTTATGACAGGTGTAAGTATAGTAGTTTACAGAATAAAAAATAAACCAGATGGAAACGGAGATACTTATGCCCGGCGGAAGCAAAATATTCGGCGATTATATAAAAGACCTGCGCAATAAGAAAAAGGAACACGACGATTCCTTTTCCGTTCGCGGCCTTGCCGACAAGATCGGTCTCAGCGCCACCTACGTCAGCAAAATCGAGCGAGGCGAGCTTCCCGCCTCGGACGAAGCCGTTTACCGCCTGGCCAAAGCGCTTGAAGTGACGCCGGACGAACTTTTTGCCCAGGCTGGTAAAATTGATCCCAATCTGGAAAAACAAATTGCGGCACACGCTGCTCCGGTGAAAATGGCGGCGTTTCTGCGTACCGCCAGCGGACTCTCCCAAGAGCGTCTGGACATGTATCAGCGTATGATTGACGCTGCGGAGGGGAATGCGCCAAAGCCGGACAAAGGGGAAGAAGATGTCGAGAAAATATGACGAACGGCATCGGATGCCAAACAAACTCATTGAAGGACTTGCCGACGGGGTGACTTCTCAGTATTTGCAGAAATACCCTTATCGCGCGCATTCCGTGCCTGTATCTCCGGAAAAAATAATGGACTGCCTTTGGGATTTTTACGTCGAAACGGAAGATTTGCAATCCGAGTACGGCACGGGAACCCATGGCGCTCTTTTTATTTATGACGGTGAACGCAGAGTCGCCATTGATAAATCAATCGATCCCAAAGTGAACCCCAGGATGCTGGGGCGTTATAATTTCAGCGTTGCGCACGAAGCCGGACATTGGGTCATTCATGCGCCCGATATGCTGGCCGATGAAAACGCGCCTTTACTCCTTGGCGAAAAAGGGAAACCGACTATTTTGTGCCGTTCCTCAAACCGGGACGAACGCGAACGGCAAGCCGACCGCTTCGCCGGATATCTATTGATGCCGCGCGACCTCGTGTACGAGGCATGGCGTGCGAAATATGGGGATAACTCAAAAGCCCCGAACGTATTTGAGGAACTTCAAGAGTTGCGCGAACGGTTTCATCTGCCGCCAGACAGCCGAAAGGTCTTCTGCCAAATCGCGCATGATTTCGCCGCCACGTTTGCCGTGTCTCCGGAGGCCATGCAGATTCGGCTTTCCGAACTCGGGTTAATCAAGTTGGAGGAGGACAATCAGATGGATTTGTTTTAAGGCGCGGACTTCACGGTCCGCAGGGGACTTTTTGTCTCAATGCTGTAACCTGCAAACTTTACACGGTATAATATTAATCACACAACGAGAAAGGACTTATTACCATGTGCGACAGTTTCTCTCCTAAAAAAGCAGTCAACAGATTCATGCCGAAACTGTTTTCCCAGTTCTTTGAACAGAATCTCGTTCAACTCAATGTTGACTGGAACGCAAACACGCCCAAGCGGCGCTACAACACCAACGTATTTCTTGCCTACCTTGCATTGGATGACAATGTCAAGGCAAGGATCGAACCGATCCTTTATGAAATCCATACCGTTGCGGCGAATATCGGCACGGGCGAAAACATCCATCGGCTTCTTCAGCAGGAGGGCGTTACGCTTCCTCCGGATATGGTCGAACAGACCATCCAAAACCAGACGTTGTGGGTCTATCTTTACGCAAAAAATGTTTGGGACCGGATATCCCGTTTCGCTTATGCGGACAAGGTCGCAAACTCGCTATGGTTTTCCACCGGCATAGAACCCGATGGCGACGAGCCGCCGATTCCCGACAATGAGAACCCGGATACGGAACTTCTCGCACATGAGGTTGGGGAACGGCTGAAAATGCGCGACGGTCGCGGAAGATATGCCCAGGCGGAATATTTTCTGCGCAATGGCGTAGACGAATACTATTTCGTTTTTCTTGACGATTACAATAAGCACAAGACCGAGTGTCGCGAGGGGCATTTTGTTCACGACGCCGTCAATTACGACTCGGTCGAGGTAGTTTTTGTCTTTCATCGCGATACCCGGCAGTTGGAGGCACGGCTTCTCAGCGGCAATCGACAGGAGAAGATGGATTTTTGCGACATCTGGGCGAAGTGCGTCAAAAACTGCCATGCTGCGGGGATGAGTGTCAGCAAGCCGACATATATGGTCGACCGGATATTCGAACCGGACTTTCAGTTTACCGGCGATAACGAAGGAAAAATGGTCTCGGCCCGCATCCTGCGGCTCTGCATGTCGGTTCTCGGCTGTCCGGGCAGTCGGCGCGTCTATGAGGAAAAGAACGGCGACATCAATGAAAAAATGGAGCAGGAAATCAACCAGAAAGCTCTTCCGAAAAAGAACCGAATCATCGAATATGTTGTCATCCAGTATCAGCTTGCCGATGAATTCGGACGCTCGAAATCCCAGCAGCTCAAAGTGTCCCGTGACGGCAACGACATCCTTGACAAGAATCCGGCGGTGCAGAATATCCTGCGCGAATCTCTGGTGAGGTGGCAGATTGCGGCGGCTTGATTTCACAACTATCGCGGCGCTCATTGGGCGGCCGGGGAAGATTTTGCTGACGCCTGCCGATCTCGGTGCATTTCCGCATCCGTTTGTCGAAAACGGCCTTCTTGTTGAAGCTGGACGGGCCGATTGCGTTTCATGCCCGTGCGGCGGCGGTCATTTTGAGACGGTGACACGCGACCTTGTCGGCGGGAAGACAAAGTATTCCGTTTATTGTCCGGAGAGTGGCGAACTGTACGATATTTCCGCCGACGATCTGCGTCTTTGGACAATCAGCATCCCCGCAATCATGCAAGAGATCCAACGCCGTTTTCAATGCTCCGGCGAACCGGTTGAACGGGCTTGCGGCCTCTGGTATCTCGGTGAAAGCCAGTGTGCGGTCGCAGGTTTCCGGCGGCAGATATTTTTCACGGAGAGGCTGACTGCGGAAGTCGACACGGCATTGCCGGAAGGCTCGACGCAGATTTTGATAATCGGCGAAGAAAACCCGGCTTCGACTGCAAAATTCAAGGATCGCGTATTCCAGATGCACGAACTGTTCCGGCTTGACGATGACGGGATTTCTTTCGATATGGATCGGATAGCCGAACGCTGCTGCAATATGGTTCAGGAAAGGAAATCGCTTGTCGTTCCCAAGAACGCCAAGCAGAAGTCGCGCGAGGAGATTATCAAGGATTTCCTCAAAGAACGGATAATGACTCTTCGGGACGCATATTGGAATGCTGTAAAACGGGATAAGAAATTTAAACTGCCGAAGCGACCATCCTGCGCGGAAATAGCGGCATACATCAAAATCGAGACACACGGATCGCAGACTCCGAACCAATCCACGGTAAACCGCACCATCGCCAACAGCACCGACAAGGAGTTGCTTGATCTTTGGACTCACATGGAAGATATCAACACAATCCGGGACTATCACCGAAAGAAAAAGAGAGCCGTGATTCGGGATGGCGGCGACGAGGAGTATTTTTCGGAAAGATTCGGACAGACCGCTCCGGAACCGCCAGGCAGCGGTTTTCATATGGTGTAACCTTCAGCTGTTTTGCCAAGGACTTGAATTGTCGCATTTTCGACTGCAGGACTTGTTTTTTATTCATTCCACCAACCATGATGATATTTTTTTGAGCTTGATGCTTTTCGCAAGTACTCAGGTCGATGACGATGCTCGTATGATTTTATCCATAGCGGAACGGTATTTTCCCCGACCACCGCAGGACTCGGTCTGAATGGAACGGAGAAAACGGAGAAAGAAACGGCAGATTTTGCCGGAATCCGTACCGGAGAAGCATTCTCCGTCCGGCGCGAAGGGGAGTGCTTTCACGCTCGCAAACGCCCTGACACAAGGGCTTTACAACACAAAGGACAGGATTGTTAAAATCCTGTCCTTCAGCGACTTAAATACTAAAATGGTGGAGGTTGTTTAATTAAACCGCAATTATTCTCTGCCATTGCAACGGATTGAGGATTAACGGATTGCGATTCTCCGTTTTTTCAGAGGTACAAGCATTGCATTATAGACCTAACGATGTCCGATTTCGATTTCACCGGAAAAATTCTCTGTTTCCCATTTCCGGGATAACGGAGTTGAGCTTAAATTGGCTATTATCGTTAGGTCGCCGCGCTGAACTTTTCATCATACCTCCTATGCCTTGCGGAGAATTTCGCATTTCGGGGGAAATGCGAATTTTTCGGGGAGCGAAAAACACCGCGCCACACGGGGGGTGCGTAAATTCCCTATTCCCATCATGCCGCCAATTTCTCCCTTTTGTAGCCATGCAGGAGTCCGCCGAGGAATGACACCTCGACCAGCTCGCCATCGGGGTCTTGCGGATATGGTTTTATCATCTTGCCGCCAAGCCCCTCGTGCGGACGGTAGCGGTTCCAGTATTCCAGAAATTCCGAAACGGCAAGCCTGATCTGCTCCCGCGTTGAGAAGATGATTTTATCCAAACATTCCGTTTTCAGGGCGCGGATGAAATTCTCGCACCGGGCGTTCATCATCGGGCAGAACGGCGGTAGCCGCTTGATCGTCACGCCGATGGATTCGAAGATCGAGTCGAACCGCTTGTTGAACAGGCTGTCGCGGTCGTGGATCAGATATTTCTTGCCGAGCAGGAAGCCGTCCCACATGTCGCACATGTTCCGGGCGACCTGCGTCGTCCAGTTGCTGTCGGGATTATGGGCGATGCCGCCGAGCCGGACTTCCCGGCTGCCGATGTCCATGAAGAACAGCAGATGCTCCCGGACGAGTCCGTGCTCCGTCAGCAGTTCGACCGTGGCGAAGTCCGTCGCGGCGGTGACGTACTGCTGGGTTTCGATGAACTGCTGCCAGTCGCCCCGCTTCCGGCGTTCCGGGTCGGGAACGATACCGTGGTCGTTTAAAATTTTTCGAATAGTCGTCGCGGAAACATCGTAGCCGAGATACTTCATCGTTCCGGCAATGCGGTCGTAGCCCCAATCAGGGTTCCGCGTCTGGAAGAACAGAATCTTCTCGACGATCTCCGGCGAGATCGGCTTTCTGCCGCGTTTCCGTTGTCCTGGTGCCGTGCTGTCGTACTTCCGCCCTATCAGTTCCCGATACCAACCGTGAACGGTTCCCGGCGCGAATGTCGCCTCGACTACCGAGAGCAGATACTCGTTCAGCTTCCGCCCGCGATACGCCAACCGCCGCTTCTGGTCTTCCGAAAATACAGGTTGCTCCCTGCCAGTCTCGGTCTCGATGATTTCTTCGAGAATGCCAACCTTCTCCTGCAAATAGTCGATCTGATCCTGCAACGTCCGCAGAACCTGCGTGTTATCCCCGTTTATATCTTTCATGACGGCGTTCAACCGCTTCAATGTGTCTGTCTGCTTCATAAGCCCTCCGTGGCAAATGTGTAATATGCCATTGGAGAACCCAAAAATCAAGCCTAAATGAATTTACGCACCCCCCCACGTTTTTTTGTCATCTTAAGAATCATAGAATCCACTTGGTAGAGAAAACATTTACCTAAAATAAGTTATTGGCCTTTATCGTATTTGGAAGTTGCTCAAAAGTCAAATCTTCTTCCGATTCGTTGCAGGTATATTCGGTTTCAGCATTTGACCTGAGAATGCAGTCAAATATATGCCTGTGAACGGAAGCATCTGCCGAAAAGGAGACAATATTTTTTTCTCGATCAACTTTTTCGCAATGATACCCATCACCGTTTTTGCAAGCATAAAACCCTCCTTGCTCAAACCGAGCTATCGATGAGTGGCCTTGAACCGTTGAACCATGATTATGTGTCATATGAGCAGCCACTTCTCTTTTCATTTTTTTAGGATCAAAGCACGCGGGATTCACCTTTTGGCAATATGAAATAATCTCCTTCGCAATGATCAGAGAATCTTGCTCTACGTTATTCCGTCCAAAAGAAATTCGAACAGTTCCTTTTGCCAATATTTCAGGAAGTCCGATGGCTTTCAAAACGTGAGATACTTCTGTGATTTTGGAATTGCATGCAGCACCCGTTGAAATTACGATTCCCTTCATGTCAAGAACATGAAGCAATGCTTCTCCTGATACATTCGGAATTGAAAGACTGATAAGCCCCGGTAGGCTATTCCTCGGATCGCCATTTAACTGAGCATTTGGTATTTTTGCTACAAGATAATCAATTATAATTTCACGCATTCTCCTCTGGCAATGTGCGTTTGCTTCCATTTTTGCAGTATTCTCCTCAAGCGCATAACCAGCGGCAACAATTCCCGCTACGTTTTCTGTCCCTGCTCGTTCGTCATGCTCCTGCTTGCCTCCCCATATCATTGGAGGTAAAATGATACCGGAACGCTTGTATAGAATACCCGTACCTTTGGGACCATTAAACTTGTGGGCGGAGGCAGTTAGAAAGTCGACATTTAAAGCTAATGTATCAGTAGAGATGTGCCCAACTGCCTGAACGGCGTCGGTGTGAAACAAAATACCTTTTTTTCTTAGGATATGTCCAATTTCTGCGACAGGCTGAATCGTGCCTATTTCATTATTGGCTAACATAATTGACACTAGTTTGGTATGCGGGGTTATCGCGGTTTCAAGATCTTCGATTGAAATCAGCCCAACCGAATTCACGGGCAAATAAGTGGTTGTCACGTTTTTTTGTCTAAGTGCACGGCAAGCGTTCAAAATAGAGTGATGCTCAATTGCAGAAGTAATTATATGTATCGGCTGATTTCGGCATATTTCAGTAATCCCATGGAATATCCAGCTATTTGCTTCTGAACCGCCGGAGGTGAAAATTATTTCCGTAGGCCGTGCTCCGATAGAGGTCGCGATTTGTCGGCGAGCATGCTCCACAGCGTATTTTGCTTTTGTCCCGAACGAATACGGACTAGAGGCATTGCCATACTGGTCACGCAAAAACGGTAGCATCTTCTCAAGCGCATAATCAGATATTTTTGTTGTTGCGGCATTATCGGCGTAAATCACGGTCATCCTCTCGTCAGAATAGCTTGCAGCCTTGCTCTTTGAACTCCTCGACCTTGGCAAGTAACTCTTCTTCTGTAACTTCCAGATACTCAGCCAAACAACACAAACAATGGATTTTTTTTACATTCTGCCCGATGAGTTTCTTATTTAAACCGATTTCATTGCGTGTCAGACTTTCCTTCCCGCAGATATAGCAGTTTATTCTATTTGTCATTGCTACTTTCTCTCGTTTTCAGGAATATCCTTGACTGTAAAAGCAGGAATGTTCTTGCCTTTATATTCCTCATCTAATATGCCAAGTTGCAGTTTGATATGGTGTCGCATCGACATTGCTCTTTTTAAGCAATAGCGTTTGAACTCCTGTGGGTCAACGTCATATGGAGAACGAACATGTGGAAAAAGCAACTTCAAATAGCCGGTTGCTATTCGCTTCACAGCCTCAGTATCACGGGTGTCCGAAGCTTCGGGAACGACAACCAATGCATCGACGATGGCGCGATAACTGGCATCGTCCCGCAACTCGTGCAATATGGCGCAAAAGTATTCAGAATTCAACGCCCAACCAGAAATCTTCAGCTCATTGAAAAACGGCAGGAGGAGCAGACGAAGTCCGCCGAACGCATGAAGCTGGAGAAAGACCGCAACCGGCTGCTCGCCCAGCAGAGCGAACTCGCCGAGGCGAAACGCAAGCAGGAAACCCTCCAGAGTGAGCGGGCTGCTTATCTGCGTTCGCTGTCGGAGTTGCTGGATGAGCGTTTTTTGAAACGGCAGGAGATCGTCAACCGCATCAACGCCGCCCTGATGCCGAACATCCGGGTTTCGATCCAGCAGTTCGGAAATCGCGATACCTATCAGGGGCTTCTCGCCGAGGGGCTGAAAGGATGCCAGATCCAGCACAAGCAGGTCGCCGCCAAACTGGCCGAGCTCATCTCACCCGCCAAGCTCTCGACCCTCGTCCGCGACGGGAACGAGAAGCAGCTCATCGACACTTCGGGGATCAACCAGAACCAGGCGAAGGCGGTCATGCAGGCGTTGCGGAACGAGGAGTTCCTCGCCCGGCTGGAGATCGTCGACATGCCCGACTGGCCGATGATCGAACTCTCCGACTACGGCAACTACAAGACCACCGAGACGCTTTCGACGGGGCAGAAATGCAACACCATCCTCCCGATCTTGCTCCTCGACAGCGACCGCCCGCTGCTGATCGACCAGCCGGAGGACAACCTCGACAACGGCTTCGTCCACAAGACCATCGTCGAAAGCGTCCTCGCGGTCAAGAACAACCGCCAGCTGGTGTTCGTCACGCACAACCCCAACATCCCGGTACTCGGCGACGCCGAGCGGATTCTGGTGCTGGAGTCGAACGGCAAGGTAGGCCACGTCCGCAACTGCGGCTCGGTCGACCGGTGCAAGGCGGACATTGTGTCGCTGCTCGAAGGCGGCGAGGACGCGTTCAAGAAGCGCAAAGAACGCTATTCATATTGAGGTGCGCCATGGAAAATTCAGAAAAACCATGGGCGGAACGCCTGGCTGAGGTCGAGGGCGTCCGCTCCCACCTGGAAGACCACTACGGCGACGCGGCGGCGGTCGAAAGACTGGCGGGCTTCATCGACGACGAGAAATGGGAGGTGCGTCAGGCCGTCGCGGAGGCGATGCTCAACGTGCCGGACAACGATCTGCCGAGGTTCATGTT